CTCTAGTTTAACTAGAGGAACACCCTTTCCGATTAGGGGGAGAGGGTAGTTATCGGACCTAGCTGGCTTGGTTGAAGCCAACCCTGATCAAATATTCTACCCGGCTACATCACACCACCTTTATACCTTGGATAGAGTGTGTTAAGTTCATGGCATCCTCGAGGAGTGAAATCAAAATGATCCCTCACCACGAAGAAGAGTATGGAGACCCCATAAGGGTCGTTCCATGTACTTTACACCCTCAACGTTCTATGTGAGAGAGGTCGGTAGTGGGCAGAAGAGGTTAGACCATCCTTGGTCTCTTCCCCCCTGTTTGCTACTGATCGACTTCTCATCATAGTTCGCCTCCAGGTATATCGGTGGCTCCGGAGCAGAGGTTATGGTGCCTCTCTCACTTGTTTGTTTAACACTCTAATGAGTGAGCCGACGAAGTAGTCGTGATTCAAGGTTTTAGCAAGTGATGGTTGAGACTTGTTTGAACTATAATGTATCCATCCGTAGAACCCGCGGCTAGGGGGACGCCAGTTCAACTCCTTGGTAATATCCATGTTACCAAGTAGTCTAACTGATGAACCCTTCCCGGGGTAATACGGGGTGACAATATAATTCAAACATGTTCAAGAATCATCGACTTCATATCATACGGAAATTAGTTCCGATAATACTAGTCTTGTTCTTGAAGTCTGATACCACCATGCTTTCTCTTGTACGAGACTTTCTCAACTCCTTCGGTAAGGATTATGAGTCTCAGGGAGGTCTTGCAGCAGTGAAGCGGGGAGCTAATCTCCGTTTGGCTGTTACAAGGTACCTCTCTGGTGCCCCATTATCAAAGATCGAAGGTGTTGGCCTAAACTCTTATGGCTGGCCGGTGGAGTTGCAACCGTGGTTACCATTCATTACAGATAATTTGTATCTAAAGGCTCTATTCACCTGTTTACAGGTGGGTCGCGCGTTTAGATTCAAACCTGTTTTGGATGTTTCTACGATTGTTGCTCCATCGAAAGCTCGCCCCCTGATTACAATAGGGGACCAGTTTTCTGCCATCCTTCGGAGTTTAGGGTGTAGACCTAGGTCCGTCGAGTGGAGTAATTACCATTTCTCTACAAAATCGGGTCCTAACGGGCCTGCATTGGCTCATGCACTGACAGACCTCGCCGCTTTATCCCAGAACCAGCGTGATAATATAATCGCGCTGGGGGGTGATGCGGTAAGGCTTGCAATGCATAAGCCCTTTATGCAGACTCCGCTTGGATACTCGATGATGGAGATTTGGGCAAAACTCTACCCGACTTCCAAGGCTTACACTAGAAAGTTAAGCTACTTTGCTGATAAGGGAGGTAAGACTAGAGTTATTGCGATCCTTGATTATTGGTCACAGTCTGTGTTGAAACCTGTTCACGATGTCCTTATGGACATCCTGCGCGGGATCCCCACCGACTGTACTTTTAATCAGGGCGCGTTCTCTAGTATACTTCCTCTATCAGGCCCCTTCTTTTCCTTTGATCTTTCGGCCGCAACGGATAGGATGCCTCTTGCTTTACAGCAGAGAGTCTTATCTTTTGTGATCGGAAGAGGAAAAGCTGAAGCTTGGGCCAAACTGCTTGTGAGTGAAGGGTATGTCGCCAAAAGTTTGCCAGACCTTGTATATTACAAGGCAGGTCAACCTATGGGGGCTTACTCTTCATGAGCTGCAATGGCTTTAACTCATCATTTCATAGTGCAATTAGCCGCTCGAAGAGCAGGTTATACCTGCTTCTTCGATCGCTACTGCCTATTAGGTGATGATTTAGTCATTGCATCCCAGGAGGTGGCCATCCAATACCGAATACTGTGCTCGACACTTGATATGCCCATATCTGAGGCAAAGACGCATATTTCTTTAGATTTATACGAATTTGCTAAGAGATGGGTGTACAAGGGTGTCGAGATCACGGGCTTCAGTGTTGGTGGTCTCTTAGAGACTATGAAGAAGTATTCACTTCTTCATGAGTTCCTAAGAAACCAGGCTACTCACGGGTGATGTCTACCTATCGGAAGGCACCCTGAACTCATCGCATCCATATGTAATTTGAGAGGTATCCCCAGTCAAGGGGAACGCCTTTCCAAGTTATATATGGTGTATCACTACATCCTAGAGTTTATCCAGGCCATAAAGTTGGCTCGGACAGACACTATGATGGTCGCAAGGGCAGCCTCTAAAACTTGTGAGCTAAGCTCACAGATTTTGAAGTTGTTCTCACGACCCTTTCCTTTACTCGAGTGTATTGCACCTCGAGAGATGATGAATCTTCTCGTCGACTATGTCGGCGAGGTAAAGTTGAGAATAGTGGTACGCGATGTGGAAAAGATGTTTTCTAAGAGGGACTCCATAGTAAAATCTATGGATGCCCCCTTCGAAACATCCTTTCCAGGCTTGGCTGTTCAGACCTACCAAGCACTCCGTAGAGAGACCATGCCCTTAATCTCCGTTGCGAATGACTTGCTAAGGCAGTCTGTAGACAGTTACAACCGTCTAACGACTGATCCCGATCTCGATATTTTCGAGATGGGACTTAGTAAGTATTTCGTCGGAGAAGGGATGTTCTCTCTAAGGAGATCCCGATCGATATCACTTGCACAAGCGCAGTTGGTAAAGCAGCTCTTAGATGTCTGAAATGATAGACTGATAGAATCAAAGCCTTTGGCTGAGTATATCCGTAGTTTTACGGGTGTACCAGTCTCTGGAGTTGATTTTATTAAACCTATCATTCGCTCTAAGAGGTCTAGCAACAGGCGTATGGTGAGGCATTAGGCCTCAAGTGCTCGAGCGGGCCGGGAAGAC